TGCGCATCCGAATGCGTGCGGGGATTACGCGCGAAGGGGATCAGCGTCTCGACCTTCCGGTACTCGACGCGCAGTGTTTCGGTCATAGGAATGCAAAAGCCCGCCACAGTGGGCGGGTCATCAATGGGGTGGTAACTGGTTTCGGGTGGTAACCGGGGGTGGTAACTGGTAACCCCGTTGCACGGCCTGACGCTATCGAAAGGCCGGGCTGTCGCCCCCCGCATGGGTTTTTGACCAGGAAGGACCCGTCGAATTTTCTGACTGAGAGCGATGTGGTTTCACACCCACACTGCTCGCCAGATCATAGCTGTCATGCTACCGAAAATACGGGGTAGATGTTGCATGGTCAAAAACCGCTGATTGCCGTTGATTGCAGCTCTTGCACACTCATTCCCGCCAATTCACGTCAAAACACTACCGCGCGATGAGCCTGCTCGTTGAGGCGTTCGGCAACGATCTGCAAGGCCCGTTGCCACCGTCTCCACGCCGTTGTTCGCTCGCAGCCGAAGCGACGACAGATGACTTTCCACTCGTATTGCTTGGCCCGCATCCAGACAAGGTGTCGCTGCTCCACCTCGAGCCATTGCACCCATCGCATCGTTTCCATCATTCGATCGATGGCCTGCGGGGTCGGCGGCAAGGGGCGGTAGACGTGCTCGTCATCGGGGCAGGACTCCCATACCTCCCGAGCGAAGGCAGGCCAGACATTGAAGTAGCCCTGCACCCTGACTCGAGGCAGTCGCCGCCCGGTCTCTGCCGCATCAGAAAATCGTGCTGCCACATCCTCCATCGTCCATTCAGCCATGACGTTTCCCTCCGTAGAGGCGCTCGCCGATCCGTCGCACGAACTCCCGCTCGACGAAGTCCAGACGGTCGTCCTGCTCGGACACCACGAGGATGTTCTGGTCACGCCAGCCGGTTTGCTTGATAGCTTCCAGGTCGGAGGTCTGCGGTTGCAGACGACCGAGAGGGCATCGGTATTGCTGTGCTGGAATCTTCACGTCACACCTCCTGCGTCTCGATGGCCCAGTGCAACAATGCCAGGGCATCGGCTTCGTTGTCGTCCATGGGATCGTGACCACGTGACTTGGCGGCAATGATCATCTCGTCCTTGCCGGCATTGCCTTTGCCGGTCGCGTGCTTCTTGATCGTGCCGACTGGCACACCCTGGTACGGAATGTTCTGGTGCTCGCACCAGGCGGTGAGGTGGCCCATGAAACCACCGTAGGCATGTGCGGCATCCACGCCCGCGTGACGCCGTACCTCTTCGAAGTACACCGCATTGATGGAGTGGCTTGCCGACAGCAGTTCGTTGAGCCAGCGTTTGAAGCGCAGGAAGCGCATCCCGCCACCCTCGAACCGCTGCGGCTTGAAGCATTGCGTGCCGCTAATGATGCTGCCATCCAGTTGGTGCAGCGCCCACCCCGTATTCGTGCCCAGATCAAGGGCCAGGATCGTCGTGTTCATGTGTTCAGTCCTTTCTTGTTCTCGGTCTGACGCAGCCGACACGGTTTGTCGAAACATTCCATGAGGCGCGCACGCGCACACGTGTGGAGAGTTACGTGAAAGAGCGTCGGCTGCGTCAGACGGATGGTTTTTCATGAGCGTCAGTTGTCCGCGTAAGGGGTGTAAGCGGGTGCGGGCGGGTTCTTGAGACCGATCCCCTGAAATCCACGCACCCCCACGCTGTTGCGCCATTTCTCAATGCCGCGTGTGATGAGCAAATCGGAAAAGCGCCGCTGCGACCCGCTGAATTCGCCCGCTGCTTCCGACCATTGCTTCCAGTCGGTGAACAGTTCGGCAGTCAGCGACTTGGCGTTGGGCTCGCGCACGCAACATTCCTCCAGCCAGCGGCCCAGTGCATCCTCGGCTTCGAAGTACTCCTCGGTCGCCTCCACGACCCGCTGGGGAGGATCGAGCCGTCCCAGACGTTGCCAGTCGAGACAGCCCTGCACCGCCCAAGCCAGGATGCCGTCACGCTCGGCCAGCAATTTCTGCTGGAGATGTTTGTCGCGGCGATCGGGCGGCACGGTGATCGTGAACGGGATCAGATGCAGGCGCCGCTTCATCGCCTCGTCAATGTTGCGAATGGCCGGCTTGTGGTTGCCCGCCACGAACAACTTGAACTGCGGGAAGAACTCGAAGAAGTCCTGGCGCATAAAACGCGCAGAGATCTTGTCGCCCCCGGTCAGGTTCTTGACCTTCGATTCGGCCCAGCGTCGCCCCTGCTCGGTTTCGATGGCTGCCACGAAGCGTGCGCCGCGCAGGCCAGCCATATCGGTTGGATGCCGGTCGGTGCGCGTCTCCATGAAGGTATCCATCGGCGCATTGGTGGCGTAGTCGCCGAGGATGGTGGCCAACGTGTTCACGAACACCGACTTGCCGTTCGCGCCTGTGCCGTACAGAAAAAACAGCGCGTGCTCTCGCGTCGAGCCGGTGAGGGCGTAACCGACCATTCGTTGCAAGTAGCTCTGCAACTCTTTGTCACCACCCGTGACCTCGTCAAGGAATTGACGCCAGATCGGGCAGTCACCCCCGGGCGTGGCCGTGGTGATTTTCGTCATCCGGTCAGCACGGTCGTGTGGACGCTGTCTGCCGGACTTGAGATCGACCACGCCGCCCGGGGTGTTGAGTAACCACGGGTCGGCATCCCATTCCTCAGTGGTGGCCGCATGCCTGCGGTCTGCGCGTGACAGCCGCTCCACGCCACCGACCGTACTCGCGCTGGCGAGCTTCGCCGCGACTTTGGGATTCTCGGCACGCACGGCGGCATGCCGGCAAACGCTGCGGATCAGATCGGTGGCGGCCAGTGTGTCCTCGGTGCGCCAGCGGTTACCGTCCCACACCAGCCAACGGCCCCAGGTCGCCACGTAGCGCCAGTCGCGGTGGTAGCGTCGGGTGAAGGCCAGCGCCAGCGCATCCTCCGTGCCCCAGACCGACTCGTCGCTGCTGGCCACAGGATCGGCATCAACGGTGATGTCGTGCATCTGCAGGCGCGGGCCATGAGCAAGAAATGCCGCAACGTCAAAGCCCTCGGCGATGGCGTCGGCCGCATCCCACCCCTCGGCTGCCTCCTCTGGCGGATATAGGATGTGGCAGGTTTTCGCGCCCGCCGACAGGATGGCCTGCGCTGCCTGCGTCGCATAGTCCCAGCCCGGCTTGTCGCGGTCAGGCCAGATCAGCACGGACTTGCCGGCCAAGGGCGACCAGTCGGTTTTCTCCACCGGGGCATTCGCACCGTGCATCGCCGTCGTGGCAGTGATACCTGCATCGATGAGCGCTTGGGCGCATTTCTCGCCCTCGACCAGCACGACCTGCGCGGCATCCTTCATCCCCGGCTGGTTGTAGATGGGACGAGGCTCGGGCGGAGCCATCTTTCGGCGTTTGGCGTCCCACGGCCGGAATTCCTTCTTGCGACCGGGCGGGTCGTAGCGGTAGACCACCGCGATCAGATTGCCGGCCGCGTCGAAGTAGTCCCATTTCGCCGTAGCTGGACCGAGTTCATCGACGGGTGGCTCCTTCTTGGCCTTGCGGGATGGCGTCGACGGTGCTTGCCCAAGCAGATCTGCCGCGTGCTGAAGCACACGCGGAAAATCGGTCTGCACATTGGCATCCAAGTGGGCCGCGATGAGATCGAAGATGTCACCGCCATCACCGGTTGCACGATCGGTCCACAGCCCGGTTTTCTCACCATCGAGAACGACCTCGAGGCTATCGCCTGGGCTGCCAAGCACATCGCCGACGAGGAATTTCCCTTTGCGCTTCTTGCCCGCAGGGAACAGTGTGGCCAGGACCGATTCCAGTCGAGCGACGAGATCGGCTCGCAACGACTCACGGGCCACCCCACTGTCCTGTGGCAACTCAGCAGGGGCATCGTTGAAATCAAGCATTCGACGCTCCCCCCTGTGCCAGCATCCAAGCTTCCAGCTCCTGCAATTTGAAGCGCACGAGCTTGCCGACCCGGTAATGCGGTATGCCAAGCCGCTGACGCTCCTTGGGATGAGTGAGCAAGTACCTCGGTAGATTCAGGCAATGGGCAGCCTCGCTTGCATCAACCAAGCGCTCGCCGAGTACATCGTTGATGGATGAAGGGTTCATGGTGTATTACTCCAGCACCGGTCCTGCCATGCGCACATCCGGCACTCAAAGTGGGCGGGGTCGAGAAAGCCACGTGACAGCAACTCTCCGGCATCCGTGGCCAAGATCACCTTCAGCGCGCGGTCGGACATGCGCTGTGCCAGTGCCGCATCAAACGGCACCAGTTCGGTGTAGATCTCCATGGTGTCGGCATTGATCGCCGTGAAGATTGCCGGCTGTTCATGCAACTCTAGATAGGCCTGGTAGATCGCTACCTGCGCGGCGTAGATCGGCTTGGCCACGGCCAGCCGGTTTTTCTCGAGGTCACGCCAGGACTTCGAGCCGAGGCACTTGCACTCCCAGAGAGCTGGGTAAGCAAAGCCCTCGGGGCCATCAACGATGACGCCATCGATGTGCCCTTGCAGGCGTCCGCCGACCGCCGAGAAACCGAACTGATCGCCACTGGGTTTTCGGGTGCGCAGATCGAACCCGGCTGCCCGCAACCACTCGACCATGCAGTCCTCCATGACGTGGCCGCGCTCGAAGATGCGTAACAAGCGGCCATCATGGTCACGGCCATGATCGACCGGCGCCTTGGCAAACTCGTACTGCAAGGCACGTTCGCATGACGCCCCGAGGCGCGAAGCACCCAGGTACTCACGCTGCACCTCAGTGGAACGCACGCGCTGCATTCCGGCATCGACCAATGTGGCGATCTGTCCAGAAATGCTGGAAGAGGAGTTGAAGTCCATCATGACTTACCTCCCTTCCCGTCTTCCCAGGGCAGGTCATCCTCCAGATCGGCGAACGGACTCGCCAACGGATCGGGTGTAGGCGCCAAGCCCCGCACTGGTGGGAATTTGGTCGCCTCGTGGTGCACGACCATCGCATCGGTGTAGCTGGTCACAATGGCATCGATCACGCGCAGCGCCTCGGCTTCAGAGTAGTCGCCGAGCGGCTTGGTGAATCCGATCGCGCCTGCTGCCTCGCCGAACGCTTTGAGACAACTGCGCATGGCAGCCAACTCGACATCAGACGGATCGATCATGACGACCTCCCTGATGTCCTTGCCGCCATCCTTGACGCGCAGCCAGTTGCCATACAGTGCGTGAAACGCGTCCTGGCAGCGCCGGGAGCAGAACACCCAGTCGACGGGGTAGCGACGAGGGTTGCCGATGCGATGCTGGTTGTCGGAATAGCCGAAGCCCCTGGCCTGTCGTTTGCAGACCCAACACTTTCCGCTCATACATGACCACCTCCCGGCTGCACTCCACGCCGGGCACGGACGACGTGCTCAGCGCAGAAGGCATCCAACTCGACATAGTCGTTCCGAATGGCAGTCGTGCCGATGCGTACACCTTTCGGATGGCGGCAGCGAGCGATACGCAAGCCGCCAATGTCGCTGGCACTTGTTGGATCCAGATGGTGGCAATTGCCACAACGATTTCCGTTCATGCCCACGCTCCTACTGAGCCCAAGCGGGTTTGCCAGTGGCAGCCGGACGCTGTGGAGCGGCATGGGACGGGGTCGCCTGCGCAGGCGCAGCGGAACTGCCACCACTCGGCACCTTGGGTGCCATGCCCATCAGCGCCGCGTAGTCCTTGTGATCGGGTTCGACGGCCAGCTTGACCACGTTGCGGTTCTCGCCCTTGGCGTCCTTTTCGACATCCACGCGGGCCAGAAACTCGATGCCATCCAGGTCGGCGAAACCGTTGATGCGCCGGGCGGCTGCGGCCTGGGGTGAGTTGTCCTGAGGCGAGACATTGCGAGCGGAATTGAGGATGCCGCGAATCATGCTGCGGCCCATCTGACCCCAGGCTGGCCCTTTCCGGGATTGCAGGCCGATGTTCGACCACATCTTGCGTTTGGCAAACGGGCCTTCCAGCACGACGAACTCGCAGGCGAGGTAGACGCTGCCGGTGTCGAAGCTTTCGGTGGCATAGCCCCCGGTCCAACCCTGGGCAGGATCGTCGTGGCCGCCCGGCTTGATCGTCATGCGCACCTTGACGAGCGCGCCCTTGGGGATGAGATCGAAGCCCTGTTGCTGTTCTGCATCGTTGAAGTCCTGCCATGTGTTCTGGTTCATGTGTTTCTCCTTGAATTGGGTCAATGCGATGGATTGGCCTGCGGCCTCAGTTGCTCTGGGTGCCGAGGCATTTCTGGATGAGCTTGCCGAGATCCGGCTCCTCGATAGCGTCGAGGCGG